TTAACAAAACAAAAGGTAGTTTTTAATTATGTACTTTGTTGTTATTAGTTAAAGAATAAATAAGTAAAAATTTTAGATATGACACCAAAAGAAAAAGCAAAGCAACTAATAGAAGAAGTTTCTGAACATGTACAATATTGGGATTGTTATAATGACTGCCCTTTAGAATACAACCACGCTAATAAAGTTGCTTTGATTTGTATAAGTAAGCAGTTTGAATTACTAAGGTATTTAGGAAGTAAAACACATGAGGAATTATATAGAGATTTGGTAGAGCAAAAGGTAGCCTTAAAGAGCCTTTAATTAATTACAACGTATTCGTATATGGAAAGTTGTCCAGTTTATACGCTAAAAAACTGGACATTTAAACAGTGCAAACTTAACAATGACACCGCTTTAAGGAATACCACCTATGGCAATTTTTTATATACGGTGTTGCTAACTTTAAACGAGTAAATTATGATAGACTTTGGAAAATATAAAGGCAAAAGTATTGAGGATGTTTTTTTAGACTATGAAGATTATGGTTATATTATTTGGATGGATAAAATAGGTAAAAAAGTACCTAAAGATATATTGTTTAAGTCTAAAGAAATATACCACTACGTTATAAACGAGCCAACAACTAACGAGTTGTTAAATGGTTAGTTTATTGTTTGCAACTACTTTTATAACAACTTCAAAAAATTGAACCAATGAATAAGACCAGCAAACATAAGGAAAAACTAACAGAATACATTACAAAAGTAGTATATAAAGAAGAGTTAGATAATGATAGTTTAGTTCAACTAATTGAACTGTGTGGAGGGTTCTTAAATCTTAAATCAATACCTCAATACGCAAAAGATAATAGTATATCCTACAACGGTGCGAAGAAGTGCAGAAACGTAATAGAATTGTTTGATAACAAATACATAATAGACAATGAATAAAGATGTGATAAAAAGATTAAGTATAGTATTGTTAATAAGTTTTATCTTTTGCTATGGTTTAGCGAGTATAATTGTTTATATTTATAGCACAATAGAAAGTTATGTTATTAGATGATTTAGCAAAGAATAATAAGAAGCATTTAAAGATGGCTTACAACTTGTGCGGGTGTTATGGCCTTTCTGGCGATTTAGTGAATGATACGTATCTTAAAATCTACGACATGAACGAAAAGAGCCCGATAAAAGAAGTTAAAGATACTTACGTTTGGGTTGTTATGTGTAATTTACTAAACGATAGACACAGAAAGAATAGTAAATATAAGATGGTAACGTTAGACTGTATGTTAAACAGTCCAGACAATAGCCAACCTTTTGAGTTAAGCGATGAAGATTTAAAATACTTATCAAGGGCAAAAGAGTTAAGATACTTAACAAGGTACTACATTGAAAAGTCATACGATCATAGTTTAAGGCGTTTAGCAGAACTTAACGGGGCTAAGTATTGGGATGTCCACAGAAAGTTAAAAGAAGGGCGTGAGCATATCTTAAAAGACGAAATACACAGGTATAAAAATAAACGTAATAAACGATGAAGACGGCTAAAGACGCATGTAATGTCTTTGGGTTTAAAAACTACTTAGATAAAAATAATATATCTTGGAAGTTTATTGACGGCAAATGGATAGGCAAAAGATGTGTTAGTTCTAAAGGAGGGTTTAGATATTGCTGGTTAGAAGACGTGCCTAAAGACGAAACAGTGCATAAATATCTACATGGTAAAGAAGCAGATTATAACGAAATATTCAAACAATGAAAGAACCAAAAGACAAAAGAACAAAAGAGTATAGACAATGGTTAAAAGAGCAACCAACAGTAACAATAGAAACTAAAGTAGGTTTAGGTGATGTTGTTGAGAAGATAACAGACGCTTTAAGTATTAAGAAGTGTGCACCTTGTGAAGAGCGTAAAAAGAAATGGAACGGTATAAAACTATTTACAAAGCATAAAGCAGCACGATGTTTAACAGACGAACACATAGCGCAATACAAAGATTATAAAGAAACGTCAAGTAATAACAAATGGACACAGCCAGACGTTAAACTATTGATTGATTTATACGCTCACGCTTTTGCTATACAATACAACACTAAAAACATCTGCGTTAATTGCAGTGGTAGTGGTAATACAATGAAGCACATAGAAGAGCAGTTAGATAAACTAATAGAAAAGCAAAGCGATGATAGTTAAACTATATACAGAAACTTTAGAAGAGCAGCCTGTTTGGATAGACTTTGATGTAGATCAACATTCTATTAATGGTTATTGGAATGTACCTGCACACGTAGACCCAGAAGGCGTAGTATATCAAAGCGATGAATGGAACGTTATGATACATGGTACAGTTGTGACTATAAGAGATTGCGAAACATTACTAACGTTTTTAAAACATAAATTTGAAAGATGAAAGCACCAAAGAAACGCACACAAAAAGAAAGGAATGAAGAGATTTATAAACTATTACATTTACTTCATAAGAGAATAGTGGTATTAGAAAGTAAACAAGTTGAAACTATTTAGCACAATATTCTTTATAGTGTTTGGAGTTATCACGCCAATAGACAGAATGAAATACCCCTACTTGACTTGTTTGGTGTGCTGGTGTGTTAGGGTGTTAATAACAATAGCGTAAAATAAACGTTATAATAGTGTAACAAAAGATTAATAGTTAATTTGTTTTAATTTGGATAAGCGAAGTAATAACGGTGGGCATAGTACAAAATCAAAGGGCGTTGATAAACGTAAGAACCCTTATAGAAATGTTATTACAGATGCTGTAAGCGATAGCGATATAGATAAGATATTGAACATGCTTAAAGACGAAGCGATAAAAGAGAAAGATAAAAACGCCGCTAAATTAGTTTTAGAATACTGCTTAGGAAAACCAAAACAATCTATTGAGCAAACAAATGTAAACATAGACCAAGAGGTAACAATAGACGACATTAAAAAGATACGAGAAGAGTTTTTTAAAAAGTATTAGAATGACAAAGAGCGACGTTTTAAGAACTGCGTTAGAAGAAGATTTGCTTTTGTTCACTCGCTACATGTACCGCGAACATCATAAGCGAAACTTTGTAATTAGTTACCACTTAGAAGAAATAGCCAAAGCATTACACAAAGTTTATAGCGGTGAAACCACAAGGCTTATAATTAATATGCCCCCGCGTTATGGTAAGACAGAACTTGCTATTAAGATGTTTATTAGTTGGTGTCTTGCTAAAAGTCCTGCGTCAAAATTTATACACTTATCTTATTCAAGCGATCTAGCACTAGACAATTCAAGTCAAACAAAAGAATACATTAATTCAGAGTACTATAAAGAACTTTGGCAGATGGAACTTAAACAAGACGCACAAGGTAAGCAGAAATGGTTTAACAAAGATGGCGGTGGTATTTATGCTACTTCTTCTGGTGGTGCAATTACAGGTTTTGGTGCAGGTAGCACAACTGTTAAAGATGGGTTTTGTGGTGCTATTATTATTGATGACCCGTTAAAGCCAGATGATGCGTTTAGCGAAGTTAAAAGAAAGTCAGTAAACGAAAGATATAACAATACAATTAGAACGCGTGTAAACAGCCGAGAAACACCTATAATTGTAATTATGCAAAGACTACACGAAGAAGATTTAAGTGGGTTCTTGTTAGACGGTGGTAGTGGTGAAGAGTGGGAACATCTTTGCTTGCCTGCTTTAGATTCTGACAATGTACCGTTATGGGAACAGAAGCACACGTTTAAAGAATTAGAGCAAATAAGACAGTCTAATCGTTATATGTTTGCTGGTCAGTACATGCAACAACCCGCACCAGATGAAGGTGGTGAGTGGCGTAAAGATTGGTTCGAGATTGTAGAACTTAATACAATACCGCGTAATTTAAGATGGACTTTGTATATTGATGGTGCTTACACTAAGAACACAAAGAACGATCCAACAGGCTTACAGATAGGAGCGAAACACAATGATACATACTACATACTATCAAGCATAGATAAATATTTAGAGTTACCAGAGTTAGTTAAATTTATACCTCAACACATTACAGCAAGTGGTGTAAGTGTAGGTATGTCTAAAGTAGAGCCTAAAGCGAGTGGTAAAAGTATAGCGCAATTAATACGCAACCAAACGCGGTTAAACATTGCAGAGATTAAAACAGACTTTGTTAATATGTCTAAGATAGAGTGTGCTAGAATGGCATCGCCTTATATTGAGGGTG